CGTTCAGCGGTAGCAGTTGCAGAGGGTACTGCTCAAACCGCAAAGATAGGATTCCCGCAAAATGTTCCTATGTTAATTGGGTACGCTGCTCAAGCCGTTGGAATTATAGGCGCAATAAAATCAGCGACAAAAAAAGCAAAAGCACCTATAAAAACACCAAGTCCAAGCGCTATTACTTCAAGTGTAACAAGTGCGGCACAGTCTCCACAAGCACCAAGTTTCAACATTGTGGGAAGTAGTGAAACAAACCAATTAGCGGAAGCAATAGGCTCACAATCTCAGCAACCTGTAAGAGCATACGTTGTAAGTGGCGACGTGTCAACTGCACAGAGTTTAGAAAAAAACATTGTAGAATCTGCATCACTATAAAAAATAAACAAAACACAACATCTAACGTTTTAAAATAAAACAATATGCTACCATTAGTCGAATTAATTATAGATGAAAATGTAGAGAGCGACGGCATCGAAGCAATTAGCTTAGTCCACACTCCTGCAATCGAAGAAAACTTTGTTGCACTATCAAAGCAAAAAGTAGAACTCAAAACCTTAGACGAAGAAAAAAGAATCGTCGTATCTTTAGCACTTATTCCCGACAAGGAAATATATCGTAGAGATTCAAAAGGCAAAGAGTACAATATTGTATTCTCAAAAGATACGGTTCGCAAAGCATCTGAATTGTATTTTAAAAACCTAAACAACAACAACGCAACTTTAGAACACGAAGAAAAAACAGACGGGGTTTCTGTGATTGAATCGTGGATTGTTGAAGACGTGGCAAAAGACAAAACTGCACTCTACGGATTGAATGCGGTTGAGGGTGCTTGGGCGGTTGTTATGAAGATAGACAACGATGAGGTTTGGGCAGACATCAAAGAAGGTAAGTATTTGGGTTTATCAATCGAAGGTCGTTTCTCTGAAAAGGAGGCGGAACTTTCAGAGGTTGAACAAGAAGAAGAACTATTGAATAAAATAATCGAAATACTAAAAGACTAATGAGCAACTACACAAGTCCTAAAAATTCAAGACGTGGGTGTTTATGCGCTGACGGAAAAAAATACTCAAAAGATTGTTGCAAAGGCAAGTTAATCAATCAAGGAATTGGAACGCTTAAAAGCCAATCAAACTACACAGTAACACAGGAGTAAAATGTGAATTTACAACAAAAGTAATCAATTAACGTTTTAAAATAAATACAATGAGCAACTTAAAAAAAATAGGGAACAAGCTATTTAAACAAACAACAGAATTGAAATCTCAAGAGGTTGATTTGGGTTTACACGATGATATGTTAAAGTGGGAAAAAAGGGGAGATGATTCTCTTTCTTTAGCTAAAAAGAACATAAACGACGTAATAATAACCCTTCAAAGTGTAAAACACGACTACGGAGTGGCTGAAGGAATTTTAGATGAAGCGATGAAAATGGCTAAAGAGTTGGGTGCTACAAATTTAGTAAGTATATATTCAAAAAGAGAATCCTCAATAAAAGGAGGTTTAAAAGAATCTTCTAAAATGATTTCAAAACTAAAATCAATATAATGAGCAACTTAAAAAGCATAGGCAACAAGCTATTCAAGGAAACAACGGAATTGAAATCTCAAGACGTTGAGTTGGGTTTGATTGACGATATTAAAAGCGAAATGAAACAAGCAAATGCAGGTGCTATTTCTGCTATTGATTTAGCATTTAAAGCAATACCTCTTGCTGAAAAATCTCTAAAATTAAATAAAAATTTATTTAAAAAAATACAAATAACAAAAAAATCAGCAATAGAATTAGGTGCAAGCGATATATTAAAAGTTTTACAAAAGCAAGAAACTCAAATAAATTCAAATATAAAAGAAGTTGAGAAATTAATTAAAGGTTTAAATTCTATATAACTCCTAAATAATATACACAATAAACAAAGCAAAAAAATACCTATAATTAAATAAATATACAATGAACAAAATCAATCAAATCAAAGCCTTGCTCGGTATGGAAGTTAAGTTGGAAACAATGAAACTTGCAAACGGTACTGAAATCGAGGCAGAAGTATTTGAAGCGGGGGCGGAAGTCTTTATCGTGTCAGAAGAAGAAAAGGTTGCTCTACCTGTTGGAGAGTACGAACTTGAAGACGGAAAAGTTCTTGTTGTAGTTGAGGAGGGAATCATCTCTGAAATGAAAGACAAGGAAGAAGAAGTTGAAGAAGTAGAAGAAGTAGAAGAAGCACCTGTTGAGGAAGAAGTAGAGGAACAAGAAATGGAAGCAGAAGTTGCAACACCGAAAAAGGTTGTTGAATCTGTATCTAAGGAAACTCACTTTGCTAAAATTGAAGAAATGCAAAAAGAAATTGACGCATTGAAATTGGCTTTAGAGCCTAAAGAGGAGGTAAAGGAAGAAGTTGAATTGAGTGCCGATGAGGTTGCACCAATCAAACACAATCCCGAAGCTACTGCTGCTAAAAAAGATACTTTCTTGTATTCTCAAAAAGCACCTAAGACAGTTAAATCAACGATTTACAATAAACTATTCAAATAATAATTAAACGCTTAAATTTTTAAAAAATGGCAACAACAACATCAATCACTACTACTTACGCAGGAGAAAAAGCACAAGGCTACATCGCCGCAGCTTTGCTAAGTGGAAACACAATCGAAAACGGTGGTATCACTGTTAAACCTAACGTAAAGAAATCAGAAGTACTAAAGAAAATCGCAACGGGAGACCTTGTTGCTGATGGTACTTGCGACTTTACTGCAACTTCTTCTGTTACTTTGACAGAAAGAGTAATCACTCCAAAAGAATTTCAAGTAAACTTGGAACTTTGTAAAACTCCATTCAGAGCTGATTGGGATGCTATCTCTATGGGATATTCTGCATTCGACACTTTGCCTCCCGATTTCCAATCTTTCTTGGTTGCTCACGTAGCTGAAAAAGTAGCGACTAAAATCGAAAACAACATTTGGGCGGGCGATGATAACGTAGAAGGAGAATTTGACGGAATCGTTGCTTTGGCTACTGCTGATGCAACTGTCGTAGACGTAGTTGGAACAACTGTAACTGCTGCAAACGTAATTGACGAACTCGGAAAAGTAGTTGATGCGCTTCCTGCTGCTTTGTATGGTTCTCCCGATTTGAAAATCTACGTTGCTCAAAACGTTTATCGTGCTTACGTTCGTGCATTGGGCGGATTCGCTTCTAACGGACAAGGTGCAAACGGTGTTGGAGGAAACGGGACAAACCAATCTCTTGGAGATGTTATGTTCGACGGAGTTCCTGTATTCGTAGCAAACGGATTGGCAAGTAACTACATCGTAGCTGCTGAATCTTCAAACTTGTTTTTCGGAACGGGACTTTTGTCTGACGAAAACGAAGTAAAAGTTTTGGATATGGCTGACCTTGACGGTTCTCAAAATGTTCGTGTAATAATGAGATTTACTGCGACAGTGCAATACGCATACGGTGCTGAAATCGTACTTTACACACCTGCATAATTAGCAAATAAATAAACTGAAAGAGGGGTGGGTTCTTGCCTATCCCTTTTTTTTATAACTAACTTTTAAATAATAAAAATATGGCTTGTGATATTACAGCAGGAAGAAATGACTCAAACTGCTTGGATAGTCTTGGAGGAATCAAGGCAATCTACGTGGCAAACTTCGCAAAAGGAATGTTTGCTGACGCTACCTTTACAGGGGAGGAAATTACGGCAATGGGGTCTGCTTACGACGTATTTAAATACGAACTAAGAGGAACAAACAACATTGACGAAGCAAATACAAAAGACATCAACGCAGGAACTTCTATCTTTGAAGCGAGTGGAACAATTACACTAAAGAAACAAGACGCTACAACACAAGCGCAAATGGTTCTTTTGTCTAAGGGTCGCCCACAAATCATCGCAGAAGGATATGACGGTTCTTTGAGAATCTTCGGAATCAAGAACGGTGTAGATGTAACAGTGAACACTGCAAGTGGTGCAGATATGAATGAGTTTAACGGATATACTTTGACTTTGGCTTCTAAGGAGGACAACTTGGCATACTTCGTGGCTTCAGGATTGGTTGCCGAAAATAATGCGACAGGATTCGACGTTCAAGCGAACTAAGAAGCGTTCTAACGCATTAAAAAGAGAAAGGTGTAGACTTAATTGTTTACACCTTTTTTATTGTCTTAAAAGGGAGGTTTTACGCTCCCGTTTGGTTTTATTTTGTAATAGTAATCCAATTCGAGCCCCATCCTATTTTTTCAGAACCAAAAGAACTTTTGAAAGATTGTCCGATTTTGTTTATTTTTGAAAGTTTTTGTATTCTGTTAAAAGTTATTGTTGATTCAGATTTTTTTTCTACCAATTTGATGTTTTGTAGTCCTTCTGATTTTGCTAATTCTAAGAATGATTTCATAATATATAGTTTTAGTTGTT